ATAACGGCAACATGGCCGTGGACAAATGGAAGCGGATCATTTCCAACATTTCCGTTTTTTCCGTGGAGTCAATTTAATTTCCCTTTGGGTTATCAGCTTCTCCAATTTAATTTAACGGCGGCAAACGATAATTACCATTTGGTCGTCCCTTACGGATCGGCGTCAGGCGTTGACACCAAAGACACCGGATACGCCACGACTCCAGCTATACGGGAAGCGGCGATGATGTTGGCGGTCGATATTTGGCAAGCACGACAACAGTCCAGCATCGGAGGCGTATCGCCAGACTTTGCGCCGTCACCGTATCGGATGGGTAATACTTTAATGGCTCGCGTAAGAGGCCTTATAGCTCCTTACGTATCACCGCGATCGATGGTGGGCTAAATGACGACGGCTATCACCGCTCTACGGGCTGAATTAGCAAGCGCGTTAGATAACCCTGGAGTATGGAGCGTTTTCTCTTTTCCTCCGGCTTCACCTATTGCTAACTCGGTCGTTATTTATCCAGACGATCCATACATCGAACCGCAAAACAATCAGTACAACACCATTTCGCCGGTAGCAAATTTTAAAATCTCGATTATTGTCCCGTTATTTGATAATCAAGGCAATTTGGGAAATATAGAAACTTTGGCGGTCGCCGTAATGAACAAATTGTCGGCGTCCAGCTTGTCAATTAAAATAAGCAATTTTTCGGCTCCTACTACTTCACCATCGGACACGGGCGAAATGTTGATGGCCGAGTTATCCGTATCCATCCTTACCTATTGGAGTTAAAACATGGCATTTTATACAGACGAAGAAGAACGATTTTTAAAACTTATTGGGCAAATTTCAACAGAGACATTAAAAGAAACAAAACCTACCAAACCAGAAACCGCCGAAGTTGTAACGCAAGCTCCGGCCACAGAAGAAACCGGAGAATAACCACATGGCCATTTTTTACCAAAATAACGTCGGGGTAAAGATCAGCACGGACGGAACCACCTACGTAGATTTAACTGACCACGTTGAGTCGGTCACAATTACTTCAAACTCGGATCAATTAGATGTCAGCGCGATGGGTACTACTGGGCATCAGCTTATCGGCGGCCTCCAGGCTAATACCGTGGCGATCGATTTCCTTAATGACACCGCCACCTCGTCGGTGCTTCAGACCCTTAATTTATTGGTTGGAACTAACGCTAAATTTAAAATCCTACAGACCGTCTCAGCTATTGGCGCAGGTACATCCACCGGAACGCCGTCGGCTACTAATCCGCTTTATTCCGGTTTACTGTTTATTAACAAACTAACCCCAATCGTCGGACAAATTGGTACCGTCTCCGTTCAATCTTTAAGCTTTGATGTATCCGGTTCCTTGACGGTCGCATCGTCGGGAACATGGTAAATCATGGGTATTTTCTATCAGAATTACGCCGGGTTCAAAATTTATTATTCCGGCGGTTATGTCAATTTATCTGACCATGTTGAGGCCTTAACAATTACAAGAAATTTTGACCAGCTGGATGTCACTAGCATGGGCTCCAGCGGTCATCAGCTAATCGCAGGACTTGAAGCTTCAACGATCGCGGTAGATTTCCTCAATGACACCGATAGTTCGTCTGTCATGCAAACGTTGAACGCGCTAGCTGGAACCGTGGCTTTATTTAAGGCCATTCAAAACACAACGTTATCCATCGGTTCAACGAACCCGGTTTACACCGGATCGGTTTTGGTTAACAAACTAACTCCAATCGTTGGACAGATCGGTACTGTCTCGGTTCAATCTTTGAGCTTTGACGTGTCTGGAGCAATATCCACGGCCATTACTGGCACTTGGTAACTACAAAGAAAAGGGTAAAAAATGGCTAAGTTAAGAATAACCAGAATCAATGACGACGTTTCCGAACATTCCATAACTCCGAGCATTGAATACGCATTTGAGCAATACGCTAAAAAAGGTTTTGCCCGTGCGTTCCAGGAAGATCAAAAGCAATCGGACATCTACTGGCTGGCTTGGAAATGTATTAGCAAGGAAGAGGACGTCCCATTATTCGGCGAAAAATTTATCGACACTTTAGCCAAGGTAGAGGTTATCGACGATGGCCCAAACTAATCGGGCGCGACTCCATGACCCATATGATCGCCAAACTGGCGGTTAGGACAGGAATCGCGCCGCTGGATCTCGTCGCTTGCGATGGAGCCATGATTAACGCAATTATTGAAGTTTTACAAACCGACGCACGGGAGGCCGAAAATGCCAGTAGAAGTCAGAGGGTTAAATGAAACCCTTAAAGCTTTACGGCAATTTGAACCCGACATGGTTAAAAACTTAAACAAGGAAATCAGGGCGGCCATGACTCCAGTAGCAAAAAAAGCCCAAGGTTTTGTCCCGTCCGAAATTGGCGGATTATCTAACTGGGGTTTTTCTAGCAAAGGAAAGAAAATAACCGCTCGATCTAGCGCGTTCGCTCAGGAAGGGCGGTTTCCTAAATTTAATTCTTCAATCATTCGCCGAGGAATTAAAATTACTTTAGGAGCGACTCGGCCAAATCGTAACGGTTTTATGACGTTTTATCGGATTTCCAATATAACGGCCGCCGGGGCAATTATCGAAACGGCCGGACGAAAATCAGGTAGTCGAGGTCAGCCGTGGGATCCGACAGACTCCGATCACGATGTTTCCCATTCGCGTAACCCAAACGCTGGCGCGTGGTTTATTTCTCATATGCCGCAACATTTAGTCGGTCAAAAAAATATGCGTGGTCGTCTCATTTACAAAGCGTTCGAAGAAGATCAGGGGAAAGCAAAAGCCCGGGTAATGAAAGCTCTTGATAAGACTATAGAAGATTTTAAAATTAGATCACGAAGTAAAATAAGTCGGTCGTTTAAATGAGCTCACAAACCAAAATAAACGTCGATTTTGTATCGACATTCAATAACAAAGGCACCAAGCAAGCCCACGGAGAAATTAACAAATTAACCGAATCTTTTAAACGCCTTGGCGCGTCTTTTGCTCTGGCCTTTAGCGGTCGGGAGCTTATTAGATTCTCCAAAGAAGCCGTCTCAGTATTTGCCGCCGATGACAAATCGGCCAAAATCCTGTCGCAAACTTTGGGCAATTTGGGGCAAAGTTTTCAGGATGTACCCGTAGAGGATTTTATAACCAAGCTCTCCGAGGTAAACGGTATAGCTAAAACTGATTTACGTCAGGCGTTCGACACTTTGGTGCGATCAACGGGCGACGCTAGCAAAGCCCAGGAGCTCTTAAACGTTGGCTTAGATGTATCAGCTGGCACGGGTAAAGACTTGGAAAAAGTGGCGATGGGATTGGCCAAAGCCTACGCCGGAAATAACGCATCCCTTGGACGTCTCGGTTTAGGTTTAACAAAAACTCAGTTATCCACTAACTCATTTGCCGACAATCTCAAGCTGATTACGGCGATGTTTAGCGGCGACGCCGCCGTAGCGGCCGGATCATTTCAAGGAAAGGTCAACCGTTTAAAAACATCATTTGAAGAATTAAAAATCTCGGTAGGCCAACAGTTAGTCGATGCTTTAACAGGAGCAGGAAAAGGCGACACCATCGCGCCTTTACAGGATGGGATGAAGAAACTAGCTCAAGCCGTTGGGCGAGCCTTAGCCGCTTTAGTCAAGTTAGGCGCATGGATGGTTCAAAACATAGGCGTTATTAAAGCCGTGGTAGCCGTTATGGCCGGAATGTTCGCCGCACAAAAAGCTATGGCATTCGTTAAAACCCTACAAATAATAATCGGGGTTATGAAAGCTTTACGCACCGCCTCCACATTGGCCGCGGTAGCTGAAGCTTTTGCTACTGGCGGTACCAATCTGGCCATGGGTGCGGCGGCAATAGCGGCCTTTGGTGTGGTTGCCATTGGTGTATTTGACGGACTCGGCACCAAGATCGACGATACTCAAGAAAAATTAGGAACACTCAGCGCAGGGGTTTCCGGGTTAGCTGGCGTCAAAGCTCAAGCCTATTTCAAGCAACATCCAGAATTTGCGCCACCGTCTAGCAAACCAATCCCGGAATTTATATCGCCGGAATTAACGGATTTTAACCGCAACAAAGCGGACAAACAGGCGATCGCTTTAGCCAAGCAAAAACAAAAAGAAGCGGCGATTTTGTTGGCACAAGAATTAGCAACGAAAAAAGCTAAGGCCGATCAATTAGCCCTAGACCGAGCTCAATTAGCTTTAAAGCTGGCTGGCAATACGACCAACATGGCCAATATAGAAATTGAAGCCGCATTACAACGTGGCCAGACTAGACAGGTTACGGATGTCTTATTACTCCAACGAGCTGAAATCGTGGGTAACGCCGAGCAAGCAAACGTCTTAGCCCGTAAAATCTTAGAAGCTAACGGCTTAGTCATGGATGTAGACGGTTCTATTAAAAATCTAAAAACGGCTAAAAATCCATTTGGCGATTGGCCACAAGCATCCACGGCGGCAATTAACGGCGTTAAATCTTTAGAGGATTCCTATGCCAGTTTATTAAAAGCTATTCAAAAAGCGGCGCAAGCGGCCGCAGACTTGGCGCAAAAACATCCTGGTGGTGTTCCTCTTGTTCAACCGGATACACCTCAAACGCCTCCAGGCAAACAAGAACCAGGACCCGTGCCCGGCGGCGGAGCTCAGCCGATGCTTCCAGTAGGAGCCGGGTCATCCCTATATAATCTCGATCCGGCCAATAGATTATCAGGATCAGACGCGCTTGGACTCTTAGCGGCTACACTAAGCTCACAAAATCTACAACAAGCAACGAGCACGGCCACATCAACCCCGTCTCAAATTCCCGGCGGTGGAGCTCAGCCGATGATTCCATCGTCATCAAATAATCAGCCCATCGTCATAAACGGAATCACCGTTCAAGTTTCCTTAGACGGTACACCGTTACTTTCAACAATAACCAACGCTCAAGTGAACCAATCGGCTAGCGGTACTCCGTCCACCTTTGCGCGATCCGGGTATTTTGGTGGCTAAATGACATATCCCGTTATCGTTTCGACTTTCGTCGACTTTAGTAGTAACCCAATTTTTCCAATTCCGTCGAGCTCGTTTACTTTAAATAGCGCAACTTATGGAACCTTGAATAACAATTATCTTGGATCGGGAACGGCTTACACCGTTGACGTTTCTTCGCAAGTAATGAGCATTAACATCGCAGGCGGTTATCAGCTTCAACAAGATCAATTTCAAAGCAACGGTGGAACCGTTCAAATTTACGATCCGAACGGTTGGTGGAACCCACAAAATACCGCATCGCCTTATTATGGTTTTTTAACCGTCAATAAAAAAATAGCCATTTATACGCAATACCCAGACAGCTCAGCCGCATACGATCCCCTCTTTAGCGGATACATCAACGCTTATAATTATTCTTTCCCTACATCGATGTCGGTGGGTTATGTTACTTTGGCCGTGTCCGACGCTTTCAGACTATTTACCCAATCGACCGTCGCAACTGTAACCGGAGCTTCTAGCGTTCAATTATCGGGAGCTAGAATTAACGCAATCCTTGACCAAATGGGATTTCCGGCCAGTTTACGCAATATCGACACCGGAGATACATCAGTCCAAGCAGACCCAGGAACCGTCCGAACAGGTTTAAACGCACTTAAAAACGTGGAATTTGCCGAAATGGGAGCCTTTTACATAACGGCCAACGGGTACGCAACATTTAAAAGTCGAACCAATGTCACCAAAACAAACGACGCTTATCCCTATTATGTCTTTTCTAACGATGGCTTGGGTTATCCAGGTTACGTCGGAATTACATTTGCCAACGACGACAAATTGGTGGTAAACCAATGTTCGGTGACAAACGTCGGAGGAACGGCACAAAGCTATCAAGACGCCGATAGTGTGGCGAAATACTTTCCGCACACCGTAACCCAAACCAGCGTTGTTGGAAATTCAAATGCCGACGCCTTAAATGTTGCTCGACTATATGTAGCGGCCAGAAAAACGGCAACAATAAGGATAGATAACATTACTTTGGATTTAAATACGCCAGATTACAATTACGGAATTAGCTACGCCTTGGCCATGGATATTTTTTCAACCATAAAAATAACAAATGTTCAAACCAATGGATCAACAATACAAAAAACGCTTCAAATTATGGGGAGCTCGTATCGCATAACCCCAACTAATTTTGACATTCAATTTATTACATCGGCACCAATTAACGCCGGGTTTAAATTAGATTCAAATCTATACGGACTTTTAGACACGTCAAACCTAGGATGGTAAGGAGAAAATAATATGACCGCAGGATTTCCAGTAAAGGCCGATTATGTAGCCGGGGACATTTTAACCGCGCAAAACATGGACGATTTAGCAGGAACGGTAAATTTACTTAACCCGACGGCAAAAGGTGGGTTAGTTTCGGCCTCGGCCGCCAATACCCCGTCCACGTTGACAGTCGGAGCAAATAACACTATTTTAGTCGCGGATTCAGCGGCTACGCCAGGGATTAAATGGACTTCGACTTTAACATCGCCAACGATCGATGTCATTAACGCGGCTTCCGCTTCTGGTACGACTCAATCGTTATTTCCAAATACAACAACGGGAACGGTGAACGTTGCTACTGGTCTTACATCAGGGTCGTTAAATCTTGGTAACTCGTTAATTGTTAGCGGAGCAACAACGCAAACTATTGCAACTGCAGCAACAACAGCTGCCAGCACGAACTCAAACGGAATTACAATTAAAACAGGAAGTGCAATTGGAGCTGGCGCAAGCGCAGGTTCAATAACAATAGATGTAGGTCCTTCAGCTCTTGTGGCCGGAACAATAAATATTGGAACCTCAACTTCTTCAGGCATGAAAATGGGACGTACATTTACTCTGACTCAAACTGACGGCTACCGTATATTTCTTCAACAAACACCAAACGCGCAAACGGCATCAGTTACGCTTACTTTAGCAAATTTGCTTACTGAAATCATTACTTCTACATCAGCGTCAGCGGTAGCATTAACACTCCCAACAGGTACGGCCAGTCAAACCGCCCCATTTTTGACTGTAGCGATCAGTAATCAAGCATTTGATTGGACAATTATCAATTTAGGTTCTTCGTTCGGGGCAGTTACTCTTACGGCTAATACTGGCTACACAATTGTCGGAAGCGCAACGGTTGCTATCGGAACTTCTGCTAGATGGCGTTCGGTTAACACCGCGACTAACACTTGGGTTGCTTACAGGATCAGCTAATGATTACCGATATCGCCTTAAAAGAAGTCGGTTACACCGAGGGTCAGGGCAACGCTAACAAATACTCCAAAGCATTAGGCAGACCGCCGGAGGCATGGTGCGCCGATTTCGTCAGCTGGTGCGCCAAGGAGGCAGGCGATCCTGTTTTTAATTCTGCTGGTGTTATACAATGGTATGACTGGGCGCAGAAAAACGGCTTATTAGTTAGCCCATTAAAAACATTAAGAAACGATCTTTTAATCTTTTCATGGGATTACAAAACTTTAGAACATATTGGGATATGTCTCGGTTGGAATCCAAGAACCCATTTATTCGACACCGTGGAGGGCAACACGGCAGGCGATAACACGGGGAACCAATCCAACGGGGATGTAGTGGCTCTTAAGCATCGGCCGCCTTCTTGCGTCAAGTACGCAATCCGACCGAAATGGAGAACAGGATGAAAAAATATCTACACCATCTTGCCATGGGACTTATGGGGCTATTAGTTACTTGGCAGGCTACAAACTTCGCTCTCAATTACCGAGCGGTTCTTTCCTCGATTATCGCTTCTGGCCTAGCTGGAGCATCGATCAAATCTAAAGAGCCAACGGTTTAATAGCGACAAGCCGCGGAGCTGGCTGATTACCTGTAACGGGTACTTGGGTCGGCTCCGAGGCTGGAGCATCGATCCAATCTTGAGTCATCGCCTCACCGGGACGAGAATACAAATTAGCATTACCTAACCGCTTGGCCTTTCGTCGTTCTGCTCGGGCTAGATTTTCCGCATCCTTTTCCATCTTCCGCTCCTGGATCTCTTGTGCGCTAAGTGTTCGAGATGCTGGTGATCTCAGCCAATCCTCATTCAATAAATACAAATCATGAGCCCGGGTTACTTGGGCTAAGAATGCGGCAATTTCTTTTCCAGAGATGGCCAGTCTTACTTCTTGGGTTGAGCCTTTAACCGTGGATTCATTCTCAGGCATAAATTTAGATGCCACGATCAATAAATCGCCGGGGTTCTGGATCTCAACATCTTCACCAAATACAAAACAATCGATCCGGGCTTTAACGTTAATTTCCGACGTGACTTTAATGGAGGCCGATGGCCTCGATATTTCCGGCCTCACCGCGCTTTCATGGGAAGATACAAGAGGCCTCGAATGAGACCCCCCCCCCCGACATTTAAAGCCATCTATGCCCCTTAATAAGGCTTTGACTTTTAAAGATAATCTGCCGGGTTTACTGGCGTGTCGTGAGCATAAGTGATTGACAACACAAGGACAACCCTTCAGACTAGGGATAACCAGTCAAAGCTCAGGGATTAACGCGGCCTTATTTTCGATAATGTAGTTTATCCACATTATGTAAAGTAAGAATTAAGCGTGTTTCCCTGATCCTTTGATTCTATACGTCCACTCATTGGACATAACAGAAAAGGGCTCACGTTATGTACACATCTAATCAAACGTTTTTATTAGCTTTAGGAACTTTAATATTTGGAACCTATGGCGGTTTTTATTTAGGAAAGATTGACGGGCTAAAAAAAGGTTTTATTAAGGGTCGTCGATCCCGTTCCCTATCCGAAATGGATAGCTTGTGATCGGCCGCGCCAAATCTGGCGTCTGGTGCGATTACTGTAAAGCGGCTTGGGGTCAGATAAATAACCAATGGCATGAAAAGGCCAAAACCCCGGCATGGGTATCTATTACCTCAACCTCCCTACGCTCTAAAGGAATCATCCGGAGCTACTGCCAGAGTCACGCGGAATCTTTAACCGTGGACGCTAACGGAGAACCGTTCTCATTTGCCGATCAGATTGTGGCCGGAGTACAGGAGACTTTAAATGTTTAATTTAGCGGACTATGAGACAGTCGAGGAACGTTTAACCAAGTTTTGGCAGGAATATCCAGATGGCCGGATTTACACGGAAAAGGAGGAGTCAGATCGAGACGTATTTATTTTCGTGGCTGAGCTCTATCGTACGGAGAACGACGCGAAGCCCTGGACGCGTGGGTGGGCTCGCGAATCGATTAGCGACCGCGGCGTTAATTCGACTTCTGCTTTGGAGAACGCGGAGACTAGTGCGATTGGCCGAGCACTTGCTAACGCAGGTTACGCAAAAGTCGGCAAACGTCCAAGCAGAGAAGAAATGTCCAAGGTACTCGCCGTGGAATCCTCCAGAGATCAAATTCTAAAGATCACGGGCGAATTAGCCGAGTCAGATATAGGCGAATTACAAAAACCAGCTGATCGATTACCGGTGAGCTTGTCCGACGCCGTACAAATTATCAGCGATCGAATTTCTAACGCTCCAGTTTACATCGAGACTTGTAGGCATGGAGAAATGATTAAAAAAGAGGGTAATAAGAACGGCCGTGATTACCTTGGATTTACTTGTATCGAAAAGAATGGATGTCCAGCTATTTGGTACAGACAAGACCCAGTAACTCGAGAATGGTCGAAATAATGGGATTCGTTGAGATTATCAATCAAGAGACGAATGAAGTCATTTTGTTAAAGGACGGTAAACGTGAGCATTATGAGCGTGTATTTTGCGACGGCCATGGCCTATATCGCTCCCCTCTTGGCGGCGGTTATTACCAGATACCAAACTGGGATCGCCTTTGGCTTTGCGCTGAGTGCGTAGAAGATTTTATCGAACGGCCAAAGAGAATTAAGGCCGACGATGGGAATTAAAAAGGTTGAGGAGCTTCATCACGGCTTCAGAGACAAGAATAACCAGATTCTCTATTGCCGGGAATGTACACGCCTATCCCCTATCAATATCCGCTGGCCGTGCGCGACCATGAAAGCGTTAACGGGTAAGGATGTCCAGGAGGAAGGCCATTGATCTCGGTAACGCTTACTTATGACGAAGAAGTGTTAGCCCATGAGATCGGATTCACACGATCCAAAAACATGGGAGGAACGGCGCAAAATCACAAGTATGCCAACGAAGCTTTGAGCTATCACCAATTTATAGCGGCTTGCGCTGAGGCGGCTGGAGCCGAAATAGCCGTGGCTAAATACTTTGCGTTAACCGATTTTAAGCCGTCGGTCAATACATTTAAAAGCCAAGCCGATGTCGGCAACACGATCGAGGTAAAACATAGCGGATACATCCATGCTCATTTAATCCTGACCGAGTCAGACCGGGAAGATGATATTGCGGTATTAGTCACCAATACATCACCGCTCTATTACCTAGTCGGATGGGTGCCAATTAAGACCGCACGGGTTAAACGAAACTGGCGTAAAGCGGCTAATTCATGGTGGATTATCCAGAATGATCTCAGGCCTATGGAGGACTTTCTAAGATCCAGTTATGCCATAGACGCATTTAAGGAAGTTAGTACATGATACGGCGTGTCGCGTTGCGCCGTGTCGGTGCTTACTTATATGGTGTATGTCGAAGCATTACTGTCGTTAACAACAACAAACAAACAAAACAACCTAATAAAGATTTAATCGTAATACTGGTTCTTGTTGTTGTTAATTTACTTCTCTTAGGCGTGAGCTATGCCATCTGGTGGCCAGCCCTATGAGCATCAATAGCAAAGCGCATTTAACTACATCAGCATGGAAGCGGTTAAGGCTCAGGGTACTGTCTAGAGACGGCTATACCTGTACCTATTGCGGTCAGCCGGAGGCCGATCAGGTAGATCATGTCGTCCCGATCGCTCGCGGTGGTGACATATACAATATGGATAACCTTGTTGCTTGTTGTCGTAGGTGTAACTTATCTAAGGGAACTAAAACAAAAGCGTTTTTTTTATCAGAGAACGCTAC